AATACTCCTTTGCGTTGTCGGAGTCCTCCCCCGGCCTGGTCCCGGTCTGTCCAACCGCATAGGACTTTGCTTTGTCTGCATACTGCCTTGCATCCTCAATCTGCCCTTCAAATGTCTTGATCGCCGCATCTGTCTTTTCTTCCCTGGCCTGATCTGCTTCCACCCGGTCTGCTTCCGCCTGCTCCCTTTCTTTTTCCGCCTTTTTTCTGGCTTCTTCTGCGGCGTTTACGGATTCCAGTTTTTTATCGATAGCCCTCTCCAGCTGCTCCACTTCTGAGAGCTGGGGTCCGCTCGGTTCCGCCGTGGTCCCTTCTGTGTACACCGCGGCCCGGAAGGACCTCCACTTGACGGCTCCTGTGTCATCATGGGCCCGCAGATTGATCCATGCGGTCCCAGGCTGGGATACCATCTTATCCGACACCGCCCAGGTGAGCAGGATTTCCTCCTCTCTTACTTCTTTTTCCAGGTAGGCTGTATCTGGTGTCCCATCCGGCAGCTCTGCGTTAAGCCGGAAGGACAGATCAGCCAGATCCACTCCATCCACGTTTACCCGCTTGATCCGGAACAGGCGGGTTGCGGCCTTTTTATCCCCCACGGCACCAAGATACTGTTCCCGGTTTAAAAATACCAGCTCTTTGTGCTCTACAAGTATCATCTGATTCTGTCCCTCCTTAAAGCAAGAGGCCGCTTACACCGCGGCCCCTCTGTTACTACACATTATATTTACGCGTCTCCTCCTGGTAGCGGTTTTCCAGACTGTCCATCATGAGGGCAGTCTGGGTATCCTGCTCTCTTGAGTGATCCAGGATCTCCTTGACTGCTCTCGGTACTTTGACACGGACTCCGCGCTTGATCACGTACAGTTTACCATTGACACCCACCACAACGTCATCCCTGTACCTGCCATTATCCTTAAACAGCTCGACCTCAACCTCATCCGCTTCGGTTGCACCGGTGCAACTCTCCGTTTCCTGGGGCTGTTCTTCAGCTGCTTTGTTTTCTTCATCCGTTGTCTGCTCCACCAGTACCTGCTCTTCTTCGTTTGCTCGTCTTGCCATTATAGTCCTCCTTTAGTTTGCAACACCGTCGTTAAAGCTGGATCCGGTCTCAATGCGGACCATAAACTGCTCGACCAGACGCTCTGCTGTCTTGGTGGCCTTCCAGCCGGCCGTTGCTCTCTGGTTTAACGGGTCTTCGGTTCCGCCGCTGCCCAGCTGCTTGATGATCGTCTCCAGGCCGCCTCCCTCGATGTTGGTCACGCCGTAGGCATTGGCACCCAGGACCAGGGTACTGTATACATCCTGGCTTCCAGATCCCTCACCGGCAAAGATCTTTGCTTCTGTCGTTTCCACGAAGCGGACATTTGCGATCTTACCGATCTCGTTGTTAAACATGTGCTCCGGCGTTGTGTATTTGGTCCAGTCTTTCCACTCCGGATCATCCTGGATGTCATACGCAATATCCGGATGCACGATGGCCACATAGCTTCCATCGATCACCGGCGCATTCTGCTTTTTAAGCATTCTGGCGGCCAAACGTACCGCCTTTACCGTCAGCTTCATGTCCTTTGTTAATGCGGATCGGCTGTCCACCTGGCCCTCCGCATACTGCACGTTGGTTCCGCCTGCCAGGACTTCTCTGGTGATCGTATCCAGGGTTGCTCCGGCCTGGTCTCCCAGCAGAGACAGGGCCTGTACCAGGTTGTTATCAATGGCCGTTAACAGCAGCATGTCTGTCAGCGGCACGAATCCGCCATACTGACGCACCTCGGCGGTCACGGTCGTTACAGTTAATGTCTGTCCCTTCGGGGTCACTCCCTCGGTCAGCGGTGTCATTGCCTTTGCTAACGGAGCATAACGCCTAAACTCAATGGTTTTACCTCCATTTTTCGGTATGTTATGTTTCTGTCCAAACTGGTCATGCACCAGCTTCGGCTTCGCGTTCTCGATCAGATAGCGCGAGTAATAGGTTTTCATTTCCGCGGACATTCCGCCGCTTCCGGTCGTGTTTACGGGTGTCTCCGCAAACAGCCTCAGATCTAACCGGATCATTTTATCATCCATGCTCTTTACCTCTCATAAAATTTGCTCGGCGTGATCGTCTCCCCCTCCAGGGATCTCCTGGCCAGGTCCCGGATCTGGGCCCCGCTCAGTTTGTTGATATCCTGTGTTTCATGGAAGGCGGTGGTGCTCCCTGCAGCGCCTTCGGCCGGCCGGCTTTGGCCTGCCTTGATCGCGTCGATCTGTTTTTTTGCAACTTTTCTGGCCGTGTATTCCATGGCTCCGGACATGATTTCGTCATGGTGCAGCGTTTCGTATGCGGTCCGCATCGGGATCCCGGCTCCCAGGAGCTTTACAAAGTCCGGATTGTTTACCTCAGTACGGAGGTCAAATCCCTTATACAGGCGCCCCAGCTCTTCCGCTTCGGTGTTCCACTTTGCAAAGATCTGTTCCTTCTGCGCCAGTCTCTCTGCATTCTCCCTGGCCGCACGCATGGTCTGGTTCTCGGCTTCCAGTTTTTTCATGCGCTTATACTGTTCGGTGCTCAGCCCCTCGCGGGCCGCTGCATCCTCCCAGTATGCGTCATCCTGTTCCACTGCCTTCTGGATGCTCTGGACGTTTCCGTCTGTAATCCCGTAACGGCTTCCCAGATAGTTGATCAGTTCCATGGCCTGGTCATAGTTTGCCATTTTTTCCCTGCTCCCGCGGAGTCTCCGGTCAATGATCCCCTCAACGTCCTCATGATAAAAATCCCGGTATTCGTCGCTGTTGATCATGTCCCGGTATGCCTGCCTGCGTTCCTCCGGGGTCCTTGTGTCTTCTGCGGATGATTCCTGGCCGGCGACACCATCACCTTCCGCCCCATCTCCAGCGGCGTCCTGAAGACCTTCTTTTGCGCCCGTGTTTTCCGCCTGTGCGGCCGCTGCCGCACCTTCTGTGCCTGTTCCTGCGCCTGCACTTCCGGCAGCTCCAGCGCCGCCGTCAAATAATCTGAGATCTAATTTCATATGTACTCCTTTTCCATGGTCTTTCCCACGCGTCTTTCTTGTCTCATCCTACCATAGAGGCTTTTTTCGGTTCTCCCCTTACTCCTCATTGATCTTTACAATCTGGATCCGGCCGGGGTAGGACTGCTCGATCATGTCCAGGCCAGTCTCCAGGAGCCGGAAAGCCCCTGATATCTCCAGGTCCTCTCCATTGGATAAAAATCTCAAAAAAATGTCTCCCTCACCGATCCGGTCGCTGTATGCCCTGGCCCGGTCTGAGCGCTCCCGACAAAACTGTACCAGGGCCTGTGTCAGCATGGATACTGCCGCGCATACCAGGTTTTCTTTTTCTCCTTCGCCTTTTCCCGCGTGACCGATGGCAACGAGCTTATAGGCTCCCGGTGTGTTTTTGAGCTGTATGATTGTCATGATATCCCTCCTATGCTTTCGGCGCTGATGCTGTGGCGGCCTGTTTTCTCGCCCTGGCCGCCACGGCATTTTCATTTTTTCTTGACAGATTTCCCATGGCATCGGTCTCTGCGGCTTCTTTTTGTGTCCCCTCCGGCATCACCGTCCCCGGGACCTGCTGCCCTCTGGCAGCCAGTGCGTCCAGGATCCTTGTGTCCCCTGTCGATTCCGCGATCAGCATCGCCATCTGCTCTATCTGGGACTGCATCTGCATCATCTGCTGGAGCATGGTCCCGTTCTCAGATATCTTCCGTTCAATTTCTTCCTTCCCGTCAAAATCCATCATTCCCACACACATGAGCGCCTGATCCGCCAGCTGGGGATTAAAAAATCCCAGGTTATACATCTCTTTGGCCAGCTCATTCTGGGCGATTTTTGTAAACGGACTGCTCTTCTGGGCCACGATCTTGATATCAAAATATGGTTTCCGGCCTCCTAACTGGATTCCGAAATCATTGGTCACCGGATCCGGCCGGAGCATCCGATTATCAAATGTCACAAAATTCTCCTGTCCCTTATCTCCCGTGATCCGGAAGGCCCGCTCCGTCGTATAAAACTGCCGGATCAGCTCGATCACCTGGTAAACGAGGTCCCTGTGGACCCGGTAAGAGGTCTTGATCATATCCCTGGACAGCTTGCTTCCTGCCTCCTGGAGCGCCGCGATTGCTGACGCCGCGGTCACACCGGAAGCCGTAGATCCCTGGGAAAAGTCCCTGTTCCCGCTGGTTTCCTTCAGTTCGTCGATCTTGAGCTGATGGAGGTTGATATAGGCTCCATCCAGCGTATAATGGTCAATCGGTTTGATATCATCCGGATTCCCCACATAATGCACGATATCCCGGGAAAGATCCGTATACTCACTCTCATTGATCCCGCCGCCGTCCTTGCTCATGTATCTTGGGCGGGCACCGGCCACTGCATTTTTAAGCATGGACTGTCCCATTTTGTCGATATACATCTGGCAGCTCTTCATGACGTCTACATATCCCATTCCGGCCGGAGATTTCTTAATCGGGAACAGCGTATCAAATACAAACGGATACTGCCCGTGCTCATACAGGCCATCTGGCATTTTGTCGTCATTTTCTGTGGCATAAAGCACAGTTCCCTGGCAGATCTTACAGAGATGCACGGCCGTTTTTCTGATCTTGATCCCGTTTTCGTCGATCCTTGTGACTGACTTTTTATAGTACCAGTCTGTCACCAGGCTCTTTCCTTCCGTATAAGCCCGTCCCTCGCCTATATAATCTGGGATTTCGGACAGGATCCCATCTCCCAGCTTCCCTTTCATTTCTGGGTAATCCGCCTCTATGATGCTGTTATCTACATAGGACTGGTAAAAAAGGCTTGGGGACTTCTGGATATCCTCCACTCCGGGCTCCCAGGTCAGATTTAAAACATCGCAGTTCCGGATCTCGATGTCCCCGATCCCGTTTTTATATGGATCCCAGAATATCCCGTAAATCCCTGTCCCTGACTTTAATTTGTCCCAGCACTCGGCGTTATAGACTGCTTCGTAATCACACTGGTCCAGGATGCAGGGAACCACGCTGCTCAGGATCCTGGCCGCCTCTTTGTCGCTCTCTTCTCTCGGCAGGATATTCGGAGCCGGGAAGTTGTCCATAAAATCCGCATGTTTATTGATGATGGAGTTAAACATCCAGGCACTGACCGGCTCCGGATCCCTTCGCTCTGTCCGCCTATAGTTTAAGATCTCCCATTCTTTAAATTCCCACCACTGCTCATTTTCAAGCACACGTTCATCCAGGAGCCGCTTTCCCTCTTTGTATTTCCGGAGGATCTCCATTGCCTTCTTGGCATCCTCGTCTGCGATCCTTTCTAAGGCTCTCACGGGCTTTTCCCGCGTTCCTTCAGCTCCGTCCATTATTTTATCGTCTGCATACATCTGGGCCTCCTGTGCGGCCTTCTGGGCCGCCAAAACCGTTCTTC